TTGAGAGGTGGGCGAAGAAAAACCCCGGTGGCCGTGAAGCTGCAGCAGCTCGAGGCACGAAAGTTCACTCCTTGATGGAGGAATATCTGCTCGGCATTGAGAAGAACCCAAAAATCGACAACGAGGAAATCGCCGAGTTCTGGAGCGGCCTTCCGGAGAAATTGGACAAACTTGGCCGAGTTATCTGGGCTGAGAACCCGGTTGGTGACGCCTATCCCTGGACCATGGGAGGCGATGGCATCTCTCGGGTTTGGCACCCAGGGGTAAAAGATGGAGAGAACTGGGGCTGGGCTGGGGCACCTGACATCGTCGCGGAATATAAAGGAAAGATTGTGCTGGGGGACCTCAAGACCAGTAACGGCCTGTACTTCAGCAAGTGGCCAGGTCCTGAAACACCTCGCAGTGAGTACGGGATGAAGCGAGCTGGCTTCATGAAATACCAGAAGTGCATGCTGCAGATGGGCGCCTACGCCTTGGGCCTCGAGCACACCTGCAACATCACGCCTCAAATCCTGATGATTTTTGTTGCGACTCGCGAACGCTCACAGGTATTTGCTGTACAGGGCGGAACGATTGAGAAGTACAAAAACAAGTGGCTGGAGACCGTCGAAAAGTATTACGGCGAGATTCTCCTGTCACAAAACTCCAATGAAGAAGAGGGTTGAGGGCTGATTTCGGCAACGCAATGTGCTCACGAGCACAGATGTATGCCTTCTACCTTGGAAAACAGAAAGACTTCAGATTGTTGGGCAGTCAGATCGAGAGAATCGCGCTACCTTCACTCTGTCGTCCCTCCAAAACGCCTGCAATACCAGAGAAGTGACAGCTAGCTCAGAGCCCCGTCCACCTAAGAAGCAACTCCAACCGGGACAGATCAATCTCGATCTGATTCCGAAGGATTGGGCTCTGACTCCTCTGCAGGGCAAGCGGGCTTATGTAGCAGGCTGGACACAAAAACCATTCTCTGTCGAAGAGATCAAGGCTGAACTTGAAGAAGGTCGCGCTAGTGGCGTCGGCCTAATGACAGGTCAGTGGTCTAATGAATTCGGTCTGGTTTGGGTTGATATCGATGGTCCGGATGCGATCCCAGCGTTAGAAGCACTTGCTGGTGGTCCACTCGATACCGTCCTCCCACCGACCCTCAGCATTTCGTCGGGTAAAGAAGGCAGGCAGCGACTCCTTTATAAAGTCCCGAGCGCGAAGCTCAGCCTTCTTCCTGATAAAGCCACCATCAAGATCGGGGTCCCGTCATTCGAGATCCTGTACCGCTCCAGGCAGGGCGCCATCATGGGCACCCACCCGGAAACAGACGGGTATTTCACGACCAAGCACGGCGGTTTCGAGTACGCGAAGAATCCTCCCGAGCTGCCGGATTGGTTGTATGACGCAATCGCCAAGGCTTTCCCGACTAATAAGTACCGGAAGCCTGTAACCGGCGGGGTCATTACCCAGCAGATCAACCTCCACTACGAAGAAGGTTCGAAGTTTCAGCTGGAAGAGGCCATCAATGAGGCTCGAATCTTCCTCGCTCACCTCAGCGAAGATCGTGCTGTCGATTACGAAGAGTGGCTGGCTGTCGGCATGGCCCTCCACCAGATCGATGACTCTCTGCTTGCGGATTGGGTCGAGTGGTCCCAGCTCGCACCAAACTTCCAAGAGGGAGTCTGCGAAGACAAATGGTCCTCTTTTGAAAGACTGCCGGGTGGTCCGAACCCTGAGGGCGCAAGGGGTCTACCCACTCTCGCAGCTAAGGCCAAAGAAGATGGTTTCTTAGAACTTGGCGGCTTTGTCGTTGAGTCCCCAGAGGTTCTGGCGCAGAAAGCTGCAGACCTATTTGATGGCATGGATATTTCCTTTGGGAACTCCGGAAGCATGCAGCAGATGCTTCGGGAAATGATGCCTGAACCCGACGAGGGCATGAATGGTGCCATCGATAAGATCACCAAGGGGAAGGGCAAGCCAAAGACGCCACCTGCCTCCGAACTCACTGACATAGTCGTTGGCAAAGTCTATGAGATCGGTTGGCGATATGACCCCAGCTTCGACACGTTCATGTTCTACCAGAGCAAAAAGGGAGTCTGGAGGCGGGAACAATACAAAAATGAATTCCGAAGTGAGGTTCAGAACCTCTTCGTCACTCAGGAGATCTCAGCTCCAAGCGGATACACTTCCCACCTCCTGTCAGATGTTGTCTCGCTGAGCCAAGCGCTACTGGTTCACCCCTACTGGGATGACGATACCGATCGCCTCGCATTCAGCAACGGTGTTCTGGAGATCAGCTCCGGTGAATTCATGGATCATGACCGTGAACATCACATAACTTGGGGCCTTGACTTTGAGTACGATCCCCACGCTGAGCCCGGTCCAATCATCGATTGGTTACGTCGTACCCAATACGGCGACGAAGAGCGTGTACAGGTCTTACGGGCATGGCTCCGTGCGTGTTTGATGGGACGCGGCCATGAGCTGCAGCGTTTCCTCGAGGTCATCGGTCCTGGCGGTCGCGGTAAGTCCACCTTCGCCAACCTCTGCTGCGCATTGGTGGGTAATGGCAACTACGGAAGCACCACCCTGAACCAGCTAGAGCAATCTCGGTTTGAGGTCGCGTCGATCAAGGGCAAACGTCTCACTCTGATTAACGATTCGGAGCGTTATGGCGGTTCTGCTCAGATCTTCAAGGCGCTGACCGGTGGTGACAACCTCCGCTACGAGGAGAAAAACAAGAACGTTGGTGAACCTTTCGTCTACACCGGCATGGTCATGGTTTGCGCCAACGAGCCAATCCAGACGACCGACAACACCTCAGGTCTCACCCGCCGTCGCCTGACGCTGGAGTTCAATCGGCCTCTCTACGACAAGAGCTCCGAGGCCAAAGAGATGATCAAGCTCGACAACGGCATCGTAAGGGGCTTATGGAAGGATTATTTACCCGGCTTGGTCAACTGGGTTTTGGCCATGACGGAGCAGGAAATGCGCGAATACCTGCTGGATACCTACGAAAAGGTGCCGTCCCTGAAGCGGGTGCGAAACGAGATCATGCTGAACAGCAACAACCTCGTTGAGTGGCTGCAGTCCGAAGTCGTTCATGCGCCAGAGGCTGTCTCAGCTGTCGGCAAGAAAATTCCTGCTGCTAAGGATGAGCCTGAGCGTTACCTGAACAGCAAGTTCCACCTGTATCCGAGCTACTGCTCCTATTGCGAGGACACAGGATCGAAGCCTGTTGGTCAGAAGCGTTTCATTGCGTTGCTAATGGATTGCTGCTCTAACCAGCTTGGTCTCCAGAACATCCGTCAGTTCTGCAAGCAGGGCCGTCCATTTGTGAAAGGCCTCGCAGTGCGTGCAAGTGACGAGAAGTTTGCTAAGTCCCCGACGATTCTCCCGGAGGGGAGAGAGTAGGTCCGGGGTCTGCACCGCCTTTACAGATTGCTACAGCCCTGGAATAAAAATGGCAGTCGGTCTTACCGGCCTTTTCCAAGGCTAGCTTGACCTTCTGCCAATTATCGCGGGTTCTTTGGTCGATAGCTATTCAGGCTTAGTAGGCCAAACCGGGTCAGCCGGATCAACGGTGTTAGCCGGTAGATCGCGGAGTGCTTGGCGATAATCCCGCATCTCGTCAGTCAGGGTTGAATCAGCAAGAGCGAGGTAGTCGGTTTCGGTAAGGAGTTGGTTACGCTTAGAACGAAGATCAGCAAGAGCTGTGCTAGCAATAGCAGCGTCGTAAGCGGTTTGAAGTTCAGCTTCAGTCGGTTGAGCATCAGGACCATTCCACTCAACAATGAAGTGAGGAGGGATGGATTGCGTCAGCTTGTATCTGTTAGCGTTAAGACCAAGATGGTCGATTGCAATATTAATGTCCATGGTTAGCTCAACTTAAAGATGGTGACCATTGCGTATTTTTCAGCAGCCATACTACTTGGAACGCCAAAACCGTTAGTAGTGTGAGTAATTGATGCTTGATGCTGAATTTCAAATGTATTACTTGCTGCCAAAGTTACGATGTCAAAACCAAAACTGTGCGTCTGAATGGAGTCGGCACTAGCGCTGTATTCGCTTGTACCCTTAGCTAAATCATTTGAGCCAGTTACATCCCAAAGTTGCGTCTTGTGAGACCCGGTTTTAATAGCAGGAGCACTCCACTGAATTAAATATGTACCTGCGCCAAGGGTAAATTGATTGCTTGAAAGAGTAACAATACTGTCTGGGTCATCTTCAATACTGTTCAAATCTCTTGTCCGCCACGCTCCGCTTGTAAAAGTTCCACCTGAAGTGCCTGAGGTTTTGGAGTCCGTGATTCGAGCGACGCTAAGCGCATCAGGGACAGTAACCGTCGCCCAACTCAGCGCACCAGAACCATCGCCCTGCAGATATTGACCAGACGTACCATTTCCTGAAGGGAAAGAAAGCGGTGAATCCCGTCCTGCTAAAAGTTCGGCTTTTGTCTGTGACATAACTTCAGTCCGTTGACTCTATTTTACAGGTACAAGATTTACACCTCTCGCATTCTTTCTTCTTCACCCACGTTTTATCGCCAGGGATGACCTCAGTACCATACTCGAAGTCATCATAATCCTGTTGATTACGGAGAAGCTTCGCAAACTCTTCAATGTATTTCTTGATGAGTCGAGTAGGCATCATTAAACAAAGCCGGGTAATTGCGGTCCTGCTATAGGTGCACTCAGAGGTCTGAAACCACGCTGGATTAATTGGTCCATATACGGAGAATCAATGTGAGGCGCTTTCAGGATTGCATTGGCAGGCGAATACTGGATTGTACGCGGACTACCTGCAAGAGGGATGCGTGCCATGTCTTCACTAGTTTGACCTAAACCACGCACAAAAGCATCGACGCGGTCACGAATCGGAAACATGTCGCGCATGTCCTGTGGCTGCTCCTGGAGAAC